GCTGATGGTTCGATAGATAATGCCCATATTGCTGACGATGCAATAGACAGCGAACATTATGCAGATGGTTCAATTGATACGGCACATATAGCTGATAACCAAATCACTTTAGCTAAAATGGCAGGTGGTACTGACGGAAACGTAATTTCTTATGATGCTTCTGGCAACCCAGTAGCAATCGCAACTGGAACAGATGGGCAAGTCCTAACCTCAACAGGGGCTGGGAGCGCTCCAGCTTTCGAAGATGCTGGTGGTGGTGGTGGTGGGACAATTGATTTAGTAGCTGATGGAGCCATTGCTGCAGGAGCGCCAGTTATTCTACACACCGATGGAAAAGCACGACAAGCTATAGGTGGTTGGAACTACCCTAGATTCGTTAATGTAGCAAGAGAATCTGCATCTAGGCATGGTTGGTTAACTGGAGAAATGGTAACAGAACCTTCTGCAAATACAACATCAGTTGGTGTAGCCAATGTCATAACAGTTAATTGTGATGTGCCTATATCTGGCACAGGTAATTTTAGAATTTTTTCGGCTTGGAAAAAATCAGCAGATAGCTTTTTGTGGGGAGCAGTAGGAACAGTAGACGCAGCTACAAATACAATAGCATGGGGAACTCCAACAGCTATAATATCTGCAGCAGTTGGTGAGAAAATGGATGTTTGTAGGGCATTTGATTCAGGAGATACTATTGGTAGTTCTACAACAAGATATGGTACAGTAGCAGTTTTAACAGGGACAGATTTTGCTGGAAGTACGGATGGTACATTAACAGGTAGAATTATTACGATAGATAATAACGATAATTCTTTTACTGTTGGGACTGCAAGAGATAGTAGTGATTTAGATTTTCCTAATGGTGTTGGTGAAATATCTTGTTGTTACGATTCAAGTAAAAACAAAGTTTTTGTTGCAACCTACGCAAACGATGGTTCAAATAGTGATGGATTTATGGTTGCATTTAACCCAGCTACAAACTCAGGTACAGGTGGATGGGAAGATGTGGGAACTTTTAGTACAGCAGCGCCCTCTCATATAGATTGTGTGTATGATCCAGATTCAAGTCAAAATTTCTTAGTATACAGCGATGGTAGCACTGTTGTTGGAACAATGGCTACTGTGGCATCAGATACAGGTGTTCCTACAATAGGGTCTGTTCTGGATATTTCTGGGGCTTCAGCATTTTATGTGGGTTTAACTTATGATACTAGTGCAAACCAAGCAGTTGTTGCTTATGAAACTAGTAGCACATTAATAATGATTACAATTACAAGAAGTGGGACAACAATAACAAAAGGAACTGCCCACGATACCGAATTGAACCCATTAGGAATGATAAATCTTCAGTATGACCCAGACGACAACACTACTGTTGTTTGGTCAAAATCGCAAACTGCTATCCCAATAACCTGTAAAGGTACAATAAGTGGTGGAAATATAACTGCGACAGATTGGCTTTATCCTATGGGTAACACGGCTGGTTTAGTTAAACAAGATGGCGGTAGAACTCTTGGTGGTAGCAACTATGAAGACAGCACTCTAATATTTATAAACGCTGGTAACGCAGATAGTTGGATGGTATATGATACAGACAACAATAAAATGTGTGTTATGTATTCTGGGAGAAATGGTTATATGGTTTCTATAGTGGGACAAAGCCCATATCATGGAACAGCAAATACTGTGTTAAGAGATTTAGATGATGCAACACATGGGTTTATTGGGTTCAATACTACTGCAGTTTCTGATGGGGCTACTGCAACAATAACAGTTGCTGGAGGGGTAAACGAAAATCAAACAGGATTAACGACAGGACAAAGGTATTATTTAGGTGGTGATGGTTCCTTGTCAATTACACAAACTTATCTGATTGATGGTAGTGAAACAGAATCATTCCCACTACACTCTATTTATGCTGGTGTTGCGACAGCAGCAACTAAATTATTAGTAAATGGTAGTTACTTAGGTGCTATCTCAAATTACACCGAACATCAATAAAGTAAAGTAAGGGGAATATTTATATGTCAAAAACATTAACACAAAAAAGCGATAACGTGTCCATATATTTAATGGATAATGATTGTATAGTTGATATTGCATCAAACCCAAACCAGACTTATATAACTGGTGCGGATACTTTTAATATTGCAAACCCATTACCTAGTGCAATGACACTCCATGAAAATGTTACTGCACCTAGTGATTGGCATCCACACAAATACACCTTTGATGGGACAAATTGGGCTTCTAACTCAAGTTTTGTGGCAGATACACGAACTTGGATTTATGACGATGATAATGGTACATGGGTTATTGACGAATAGAAGGAGATTGATGAATGAACAAAAAAGAAAGGATATAGAAATGACAGAAGAACAGAGAGAAGAATTTGAAAAAGATTTAGAAGCCATTGAGAATAATATAGAAAAGCTAGTCCAACAAAAAGCAACAATAGCTATGAATATTATTGCATTTAATGGCTCAGCAGCTTGGATTAGGGGAAAACTAAATCCTCAACAAGTTGAAGAACCTACAATAGTTGAAGAAATAATTACTGATGAAAATGTGGATATCAACGAAGGAGAATAATGGCAACTACAGCCGGGAATGAATTTACTAGTGTCCAAACCTTTGATGGGAGTACTTATACAGACGTTACGTTAGAATCTCAGTCCCCTGCAGGAACTGCCTTTAGCGTCCTTGGTGCAACTAACCATTGGCTGTATTTAGGTCATGATTCTAGGTTTGATATGGCTATTTTTAATGTCGACACTATCGGAAGTCTCGGTGCATTATCATGGTATTACCATAATGGTTCTACATGGGTACAATTTACCCCAATGTCATCTAGGTATGAGGTAGACCCAGAAGATAATGAGGGTGTTGCTTATGATTTTTCCAAAGATGGCATAGAACAGTTTCCAATGAATATATTAAATTCTTGGGCAACAAACGCAGTAAATAGTGTAACCAAATATTGGATTCGAGTCTCTACTGCCTCTGTTTCACAAGCACCAACGATTAAACGAATACAAATGAGAGCCTTAGCATCGTATTGTACTCCACAAGATGTATTTGATTTACTCCAACTGTCTAACGTAACAGGAACCACCAATTTCACGTCAGCAACTGTACCATCATTTTCTATGGTTGAACAAAATATATTTGAGGCACAATCCTATATTGATTCATATACTAGAAAATCATGGAGACCTAATTATATAGCCGCAGAATATCATCAATTCAATGTTAGTGGAATAAAATTAGACTTTATATTCCCTTATAAGATATTTTCATTAAAAATTTGGAATGGAACATCGTGGGATACGAAAACACAGGGTAGGGGACAAGATTTTTTCTTTGTTCCAGATACAAATATGGTACACTTTGCCCGATACTTTATCCTCCCGGCGAAATTCACAACCTACAACGCACCTGTATGGAGATGGGGTGGGGGTGAGTTTAGTAACGCTGTGAAAATATCTTATCTAGCAGGAAGAGATATTAATATGGATGTTCGACAAGGAACATTGATTTCTGACATATGTACAAAAATAGCTTCGATTGAAGTAGTACGACAAGCTGATTTTGGTGGTGCCGTTGTTAATGGACTAGACAGAATAGGACTTGTCGATAGGGTTAGAGGTTGGGAAGAAGAAACTGCTAATAATTTAGACAATTTAAAAGCCTTTGAGGTATTTTAATGGCTAATGAACCGATACCTATAGATGCACTAATGACCGACTTAAATAGTCAATGGAATGTGTCTAATGTAACAAAGCCGACATTAATCACAGTAAACAAAACCAATGATCCTATACGTTTTGATTTAAATGTTGCTGATCATTTGATTGGTAGAACTGGTTCTCCAGCATTTGATGAACAACCCATAGGAAACTGGAAATATGGTAATAGGTCATATAATCTTGAAATAGAGTTATGGACATTAAATAGTCGCCAACGATTATATAATTTAATGCAGGAAATCAGAAGGCTTTGCCATGCTCGTATGCACTCCCTAACAAATTTCCAACGTCAAGAATTTATGGAGTTTACAGAAGAAGTAGCAGATCAAGTAAATCTTTGGTCTGGTACGATATCTATACAATTACAGAACAACGCGGTTTTATTAGATACTTAGTATAATATAAATATGAAGAAATTAAACTGGAGAAATTAAATGGCAGTATATCGTTCAGACCAAGCTCAATTAACTTTTGCTTCTGAAATTGTTCAAGGAGCAGATTCGGAAATGATGGAAGGCACAACAGCTACTGGTGATACAACTTTGAGTGGTATAGAAGAAGCTGGTAGTAGATCCATTGTTGTTGCTAGTGCTTCTAATTTTACTGTTGGAGATATGATTAGAATCGGTACTGTAAATGGTACACCAGCTAATATAGCAATCGAACACGAAGTAAGAAGGCTTGAGTCTATCGATGGAACAACTTTTTTACTAGATAGACCTACTGCTTTTTATCATGCCGCTAGTGAAGAAGTGAAAGAACTTAGTGCCATTGGTGGAGATGCAGTAAGAAATGATAAAAATAAACATATTACATTTATACCAGGTGTTTATGAAAGTGTGGATACTCCAGATCCAGAAATGTCTATAGAGGGTAAAAGATTTTTATCAACACAAAGTAAACGAAATTTTTCAGTCGCATATCCTGGGCAACAAACACTTACAGGATCAATTCCGAGCATAATTTTATTAAATGGGTGGCCCTTACGATTTCCAATTGGTCAAGTGGTAAGTGATCCTTCTAGTATTTCTGGTAGTGCTACGATTACAATTAATCAAAGTCCTCTAGGAGCAAAAAAAGGCGATATCTTTATGACAGTTTCTGTTTCACATGGTTTAAATGATGGTGATTATATTTCGATTTATGATGATGCCAGTTTAACAAAAACCAAAGTGGAAGTTCGTAGAGTTGTAGATATAATTACTACAAACACTTTAAAACTAGATTATCCTTTACATTTTGATCATGCACACGGAGCTGGAGTGAGAGAGATTGCTTCTGGTGCTTACTATACGCATGTTATTACGGAAACAACTGATTTAGATACTGTATCTTGGAATGTACATATGAAAGATTCGAGTGAAACAGCTTCTAAAGATTTTAATAGAAGATATTTAGGTGGCATGGTAGGATCAGCATCTATATCCGCTGAAGAAGGGGGTATGCTGACGATGGGTTGGGATTCTGTAGAATTTCAAAACATGATCCATAATCAACAAAATCAAGATACTGTAAGTACAAATCTCTATAGTGGTTCAAATCCAGCTTCTAATATGCCTAGATTTTCTTTAATGCAACAGATAGATAAAGACGATGTTAACATGGGAGCCCAAACAGTCAGTTCAGCAAATAACGGATCAGGATATCCTAGTACACAACCATATTATTTTAGCCAAGGTGTTATTAAATTTTTCGGGGTTGAATTTGCAAGGATTAGAAATTTTAATCTTAATATAAATAATAATGTTGAACCAAGATATTATATGTCTAGGCAAGGTGCTAGATCACGTGGACCTTACGAGATACACGAAGGTGCAAGGGATTATTCTATGACAGCAACAGTAACGCTACCTGATGCTTCCTTGGGTGCTTCTGAGTTACATGACGCTTCAAATTTAAAAACAAACGCTACGGAATTATTTAAACAATTACTGCTTGAAGGTGATTATGGTGGATCAACTCAAGCAACTTCAAGAAAAGGTTTTACTTGTACCTTACAATTTACTCGTGGCACAAACGATTATATATACATAGATATACCAACATCATCAACTGCTGGTTCACCATCATCTGTTACAAATGCTATTGATAGCCAAGGAATGTTTATTAATGTAGCACAGCATGGTATAACGTCTGATAATCCATTTCAGGTAGATATTGATTGTATATTTAGGGCATTGAAAATCACTATACAAGATTCAGTACCCGTTTATCCTTAAAAGAAATAGGAGAAAAATATGACTAAGGAAAGAAAAGGTTTTGATTTATCAAAATATCAGATAAATCATGAAGCAGAATCAGTAACATTATCAATAGAATCAACGGGTGATGAATTTGACGTTACTATTAAAGAGTTATCATGGGCAAAAAGAAATAAATTAATATCCAATTGTTTAACCTTTGATGGTGCTGGAAAAACAGCATTTGATGGAGATAAATATATTAGAGAATGTTTAAAAGAACTTATTGTTGATGCGCCTTGGGGTAAAACCACAGAAGCGTTTTTAATTACGATAAATGCAGAATTAGGAACAGCTTTAGAATCACTAGTGCCAAAAGCATTTGGTGAAGATCAAGGAGTAGACGCTGACGCAATAAAAAAAGAGTGAAAGAGTATTTAAGAGGAGTAGGAGATCAAGCACCACAAGAAAAAGTAGTATATCAGTATTGGATAGTAGTGTTACATCTTTTACAACTAGGAATAGCATGGAACGCAATAGAAGACTTAACAGAACAACAATTACATTTGATATTAGGAATTGATAGTGCAGTGAAAGAACAACAAGCAGAACAACAAGCTAGAGAACTAGCAATGAACGCAAATCTTAGGAGATAATTATGGCATTACCATTAATAGCGAGTCTAATGCAAAAAGCAGGTGGAGCTGCTGGTATTATGGGAGGAGCTAGAGATGCTGCTTCAGATAAAAAAAATGATAAAGATTCTAAAAATTTAGAGTCAATACAAAAATCTTCTGTAAAAATGGTAGGGCGTGGTTTTATGAGAACATTGGGAATTGGTCTCGGTATTTTTGGTTTATTACGTTTGTCTAAAGGTTTATCTGCTGTTGTGAGTTCGTTCTTTCAGATATTAGGAGCATTTGTTGATGTAGTAGTAGCACCATTTTTACCAATGATTTTCAAAGGTTTAGGAAAATTAACAACATTCATTCCGGGAGTTCAAAAATGGGCACAAGGTATTTTTAATACAGTTTCTAATATGGAAGGATCATGGTTAGATAAAATTTTAGCAGCAATATCTTTAATATGGGATGGTATATATGAGAAATTAGTGTCACCAGCAGCAGCGTGGCTTCAAACAAATGTAATAGATAATATACCCACTTGGGCAGCTAAATTTGCAATAGAGGTAGGAAAACAACTAGCAATTGCTTTATCACCGAAACCATTAAATTTGGATCCTCTGTACACAGGAATGGCTAAAAGTACTACTTTTTTAGCTGATAAAGCAGCTGATATGGCAACTAGTATAGCTACAATAAATACATTTAATTCTTCCCAACCAGATTTTGAAAATAGTACAGATAACGGAAATTCATTGTATAGAAATCAAGCATTTGATTATTTAGCTAAAGCTTTTAATTCAAAAAGTCGGTAAGGAATAAATATATATGGATTCACCTTTATCAGTTTTATTAAGAGATGGAACACACGCAGCAGCAAGTACAAGATTAGCCCTTAAAGTTGATTCTGTACAAATTGTTTATGGTAAAAGTCCAATACAGATACCAGTGGCTTCTGGTAGTCCTCAACTATTAGATTTAGGTATTACAAAACCAACTATTATAGTCGCAGGAATTGTTGATACAACAGGAGGAGATCAAAGCAATACTTCATCAGCTATTGATAATGTTAGTGGTAATACTTATGCTTTTAAAGGAATGGAATCTTTAACTATAGGATCGCAGACGTACTATGTACCATATAAAAATTATCTTGAAGAAAAACTGATAACATGGCAATATTCTGAGTCTTTAAAACTACAACTAGAAATAGGAGATGCTACAACACCCGAAGCAACTTCTGGTGCGTTTGCTACTGGTGGTGGAATATATGAGGTAGCCATAACAAATGTTAGTTTTTCAGCAGCACCTGCCCTTGAGGATAGATGGGTTTTTAGTATTTCGTTTATTTCAAAACTAAGAGAAGGAATAAGTTTTTAGAATGGCAAATAGGTCAATACTTTCGTACTATGATAATACACAGATTACCACAGTTGCAGGTTCTGGTATAAATGATTCTGTAACCACACTTACTGTAGCATCAAGTGGAACTTATGATATGCACGTTGGACAAGTTCTTGAGATTGGTTCAGAACATGTAACAGTAACAGCTATAACAAACGCCACAACGCTGACAATTACACGAGAAACAAATGGAACAACAGCGGCTAGTCATTCTAGTAGTGCTACTATACAAAATGCTCCAGTATGGCAAGATTTTATTATACCCGGTTATAATAGTAGTAGTGTATATGATGCAACAAAAAACGCAAGTGCCATAAGAAGTTTAAAAGTATCTGAATCGCAAGGATCTCCAAAACAGCTTGATGTAATGCTTTTTAATAATAGTGGAAATAATCTTTCTGGTGCAAGTGGTGCTTCTCAAGGTCCTTATACTGCGACATTTAAAGAATTTACTCCTGTAAAACTTAGAGATGCCGATACACAGGAAATCATGTTTTATGGCGTTGCACACGATATAAAGGAATCTTACAATAATGCTTCTGGAATGATTTTGGAAGTTATTTGTTTTGATTATCTTCAAGAACTTAGAGATAATACCACTTCTGGCAATTTTGGCTATGCTATAAGCGAAAATACTGCCGCTTTAGAAGATTATACAGGGGCTACATCTGTTCCAGATGATTCTAGAGGTATATTAACAACAAATGCATCAGTTGCAACAGAAAGAACTGCAACAAGGGCTGGTTTAATCAAGTCTTTAATAGATATAACCTCAAAAAATATTACTTTTTCTGGGGATACTACAAGATTTACAGAACCACTTAAAAAATATCAACATAATTTTACATATCAATTAGGAGAAAGAAATAAAAAATCCATATTATCGCATATAAGAGAATTATCAAATAATGAACCTACAACTGCTACAGGAACAGATTTTGGTTTTGATTATTATGTAGATGCGAATCATTCGAGTACAGCTAATAGTCATAAACCTACAGCCTTTTTTAATTATTTTATTAGAGGTAGTAGACCTAACGGAGATGCGTCAACGTATGGATTAACTATTGCACAACCTTACGCTGGATTTTCTATAACGGGTAGAAGTATACCAATGACTTCTTTTGATTTTGAAAAACCTAGAAGTGAAATTTATACCGAACTTAAAGTCGATATTACTATGATAGATGGTGGATTAGCATCTGGTATTGCCTTAGAACACGCTTCAAAACCATTAAAAACTATAGATTTTGAGTTATTGAAAATTTCTGATCTTACGAATACAACTCTTACCCAACTAAATGAGCCATTAACTATTTCTGAACCAGGGATAGATGTAGATGATGCTTCTTCCGGTAACACAGGAGGACAAGCAATAGTATCTGGTATGACTATTAGGGTTGATTCCGAAGATATGTTTGTTACTGGATTTTCTTCAAATACTCTCACAGTTATTAGAGGTGCTAATGGAACAACTGCTGCAGCACATGATGATAATACAGTAGTCAAAAGTAGCGTTACTTGGGGACTAGCCTCTTTTACAAATTATAGCCAAGGTGGAGTAAGAAGAAATGTTCTTTTAGATAGTAGATATGCATTAGGAGAAAATGCTCATATTACAGCACAAGGAATACAAGCACCTGAATTAATAGAAGTAAAGTTAACTCAGTTAAATGAAGCGTTAAATAATTCTGAAACAGATATACTAGTTGATAGTAATACTTCTATGTACGTTAATCAATATATTTTTATAACAGCAACTTTAGGTGGTGCTATTACAGAATATATGAAAATTACTGGTATAAACACTAATGGAACACAAATTACAGTAACTAGAAACGTAGCACCTCCTGGTGGTTCAGCATTTGGATCAATTCCTACACATTCTGATAATGGACATGTTTGGGCTTTATCCGTAGCTTCTTTACAGTATCTATCAAGTGAAGAAACAAGTGGTGGTGATGATATTACTGCAAGTAATCCAGCTGATTTAATGCTATCTTCAATAGACTCTGCAATTGTTAATTCTTCAACTCCTGATGGTATGTTTGCCGCTGGTGCAGTTGTTAGAGGACATTATAACAGACAAACATATTACACGATATTGAGTAGACCTAAAAACACAACATCAATGAAACGTACGTTAGCTATATCTTTACCTTCCACAACTAAACCTATGCTTGTTAGAGAAGAAGTTTTAGCACATTTACGAAGAAACACCTCTGGCATTATTCGAGGTTTTATGGCAACATATCAAAAACCAAGTTTTTATGTGGAAACTTATGTCGCAACTTATAATCCAGATGGGGATAATGTCAACGAAATAACCCTCAATATAGATGCTTATGATTATGGATTACGACCAGGAATGGTACTTGCAAAAGTAGACTCTAATGGTGTACAAACAGCCTATGGATATGTTTTGTCAGTAGAAAACGATAGTAAAAAAATTGTAGTAACGCTTAATAGTGGAACTTTTAGTGGATATACGGATAGCAGTAATAAATTACGTTTCTATGTACCAGTTAGGGCTTCAGATTTAATTAGAGTTAGAAACGATCTGGTTAATATAAATACTGATTTTATTGTATCGAGTGTGAAATACATTGAACAACCTGGGATATCATATACAGAATATGAAGTTGAAACAAGAGAAGATTCTGGTAGAAGTTATCCTGTTGTTATGCCTAAGGATTTTATTTCAATACTTATTGATAAAATTGCTACTATATCTAATATTCCTGCCACGCAAGAAATACAAGGTCTTCCTTCTGAAAGTTTTCCTTTTGATAGTCCCATTTTAGGTGGATCAGCAGTATTGAATGGTTCGCTAAAATTAACAGGTGGTTCTTATATAACCGCTGCAAATAGCCAAAGCATCACTTTTAAACAATTTGATGAAAGAACTATTATGGAAATAACTGATGCTGGTGTAGTTCATTTATCTAATGGTGCAACAGGTCCAGGGGAATTAAGATTTTATGAAGATACAGATTTAGGAACTCATTATACTGGTTTTAAAGCTGGAAATGCTACTGAATCGATAAGCTATATATTGCCTGTAGCTGATGGAAATGCCAATGAAGTATTAACTACAAATGGTAGTGGTACTTTAACATGGTCAGCAGATTCAGCACATCCAGATCCTCATAGAATAGCTGATGGAGGAACAAGTGCACCAGCATATTCTTTTTCAGGTGATACGAATACTGGAATGTATAGGTCAGCTTCTGATACTATATCCTTTACTGCTGGTAATTCTGATGCGTTGTACATAACCAACGCTGGAATAACATTAATAGCAGGATCAGCGTCAGCTCCTTCTTATACTTTTTCAGGGGATACAAATACAGGAATTTACCTTGTTGGAGCAGACCAAGTAGGAATAACAACAGGTGGTGCTTTAAGATTAACAATAGAAGATGGTGCAATATCTCCAGCAGTACCTTTAATTTCAGCAGTTGGTGAGGAAGGTGCTCCTACTTATTCATTTACAGGCGATACAAATACTGGTGTATTTAGGGTTGGAGCTGATAATATCGGAATTACGACAGGCGGTACTTTAAGGGTATCTATAGATGATGATGGTATTGATGTATTAGCAGGATCAGAGTCGGCACCAACATACGGATTTACTGCTAATACGAATACTGGAATGTATCGAGCAGGTACTGATTCATTAGGATTTACAGCAGGTGGGGCTGGACATACATGGACAGCTCAAGATGATGGTTCAACGTATCGAATGATTATGAGTCCGATAGGTGATCGTGATGGAACTGCTGGTGATCCTTTCTTTTATATTGGAGTTAATGCTGATTTTACTGCCAATGCTCCAATAACTTCTACACAAAGTTATTATTTTGGAATTGGAGCTGGTTCAGTAAGTGCGCCATCTATTTTCCTTTCTGCTGATTCAAATACCGGGATTTATTCTCCATCGGCTGACCACTTAGACGTTACAACAGGTGGTTCGTCAAGGATGCAGTTTAATAGTTCTGGTGCAAAACTTATGACATATGCTGTAGGAACAGGAACTGATGTTGTTCATTCTGGGGGGCAATTAATATCTAAATCATCATCAAAAAGATACAAAGAAGATATCTTGGATTTGCAAAACATTAAATCAGAAGATATTTATAAATTACGACCAGTATCTTTTACGTGGAAAGGGAATAAACAAGAAGATTTTGGTTTAATAGCTGAAGAAGTAGCTGAGGTTATACCAAAGCTAGTGAATTATGAAGATTCTAAACCAGAAAGTGTGGCATACGATAAATTATCAGTACTGCTATTACTAGAAATATCAAAACTAAAGGAAGAAATTAGAGAATTAAAGGAGAAAGTGTAATGCCAGATGTAACAATATCTTTTACTGATGCACAATGGGCAAGATTAGTGACTGCTTCTTCTTATATAAAAAGAATAGATGAGTCAGGAGATATAGATACTTCATATTTATCTACATTATGGAAAAATCAAGTTTCCGAATGGGTACAAGCGTATGAAAAACAAAAAACAACCATTGAAGATTTTTAATGGGAATGTTTTTGTCCACCAAGTGGACAAGAAAACGAAGAAGAAAAGATATCCTTCTCTATAAAGAATTACATCCATTGGCGACATTAAATGAAATAGGTGAGTATTTCGGAACCACTAGGCAATATATTTCCCAATTTTTAAGGTCAAATAATATAATACAAGGACCAACAAAAAGAAGAAAAAATTCAAAACCTATTCGATATTGTCCAGTTTGCAAAAACCCTACTCCCAAATCTAAGAATTTATATAATCCCATTGTGTGTGCTAAATGTAGATTTTTACATTATAATATAAAAGTTAACTGTGCTTTTTGCCATGTTCCATTTTGGAAAAAGAAAAAGGACATTAGATATTTATATAAAACTAACTACAAACTAATTTATTGTAGTAGAAAATGTTATTACAAAGGAAGGGCTGACGGATTAGGAAGTACCCATAAGGTTTCAGATTATATATTTTAAAGGATTACAATGATTATAGATGATGATTTAATACTACAATGGGAGCCAAAAATTCAAAGAATGATATCCAACATGTATCGACAAAACCAATACTTAAAGCACATGGAAAAAGATGATCTAGCACAGGAACTCAGGATCTGTATAATCAAAGCAGCCAAAGCCTTTGATGAAACAAAAGGAGCTATTTTCCATACTTATTTACACACAGCAATGGTTAACACGATTAGAACCTTGATAAGTAAGACTGGTAAAATTCCTATAGGTAGAAGTATGGATTTTAATATTTGGGATGATGGTGCTAATTATGCTCCCTACGGAACATTTTTAGTGGATAAGGAAATACTTAAAAAAAATCAAGAAAATAATTCCACTATGCTTGAAGTTGAATTGGAAGAATTAATAAATTCTAAAGATTTATCTTATGCAGAAAAGTCATTCATAGACTTAAAAATTGAGGGTTTGACAATGGAAGAAATTAGTGAGGATTTAGGAGAAAGTTCTTATAAGATTAGGGATAATTTAAAAATCAAATTTTCTAATATAAAAAATGATTTACAGGTCTGATTTTGGGAAGAAAAAGGATAAGAAACAAATTATTAAAGGTTTCTAATAATGTTACAGATGATTATTATATAATTATAAGTGTTAATAAAAAAAACTCCGAAATACAAATAGTTGGAGAAGGTCTTAGTTTAGACACAGCCAGAAAAAAAGTTGACAACTATATAATAGATGATGTAAAATTGTATATTCAAGATAAAAACAGTAATAGAATAGTTTATACAAGGTAGCAAATTGTCAACAAAACCTAATGAAGATCGAAGATATAGTTATGAATTTATAGAGAGTGCTATACTATTGAATTTAGATATTAAGAGATTTAAATCTTTTAAGTATACATCAAAAGATTTTTCCAGACATGGTGAAATTTTACTCTTTATACGAGAGCATTTTATAAAATACGGGGAAATACCGAGTTCAGACACCTTATTAAATGAGTATGCAACTTTGGATAAAACCTCTATTTCAGTTACCTATGAATATGCCCTTGATCAATTTAAAAAACAGCTACAAAGTAGAAACATGATTAATATAATACAACGTCATGAAAAGGACATCGTATTAGAACCTCAAAAAGCACTTTCAGCCATAATGAATGGTTTAACAGACATTGAAATAAAGTATGATGAAGATGTAGTGGAATATGATGATGGCTCCCTTGATAGATTAGACGAATGGAACGAAAGAGTGGGTTTAAGACAAAAAGGTGATGGTCTATTAGGAATTGCTACTTCTTTTAAATCAATAAATAAAACTGGCGTAGGTTGGATGCCTGGTGATTTGGTTTCTTTGTATGCTAGACCATCTGTAGGTAAAACTTGGATTTGTGTTAGTGCTGCAGCAACTGCAGCTATGAATGGCGTTAGAACTTTGTTGATATCTACCGAAACACCTGTGCTAGATATAAAAATGAGATTAGATGTTGTTGTTGCTAATAAGCTGGGTTACTCTTTTTCACATGATTCCCTTAGACGTGGGGAATCCATTGATTCATTAAAGTATGCAGATTTTCTTGAGAGTATTAAAAGTAAGAATTTATTGATATGTGATCATATAAGTGGTGATCCTTCTATATCAACAGATTCAATAGCCGCATTAGTGCGAAAACATTCTCCAGAATTTTTAGTTATTGATGGTGCTTATCTAGTACAAACAGGAGAAAAAAATAAGGCTTCTTGGGAACAATCCCATACACTATTCTACAATTTAAAAAATCTTGCTGTAGCTACTAAAACTCCTGTGTTTGTAACAACTCAAGCTAATAGGGAGGCTTCTGATATTTACAAACCTCCACAGGCTGGACAAGTAGCTTTTGGTGATGCTTTGTTACGTGCTTCCGATGTTGCTTTATCTATGTCAGCCGTAGAAAACTCTGTCAATAAAAGGGCTATACAAGTACAGAAATATAGAAATGGAAGTCTTAATATTGATACAATGTATTTACAATGGGATGTTAATATAGGACACATTGAAGAACTTGAAGGCTATGAAACTACTAATTATTAAAGAAAGGATAAGATTATGGGTTTTTTCGATTTGTTTAGTTCTAGAAAAGAAGATGGTATTGTACGCAAGTTTAAAAGTAAGAAGAATAAAAAACTTTTTTCTGTAACTGCAGAAGATTTCAATAGAGGTTATGGTATAGATACTGATGGCAATGTTCAGTACATTGTGGCTTATGTACGAAACCCACAAAAAAAGGAAAAGTAAGAATGGAATGGAGAGAAGTTCTGGAAGAATACGATATTGAAACATCCTTAGATGATGAGTATTCAATAAAATGTCCATTTCATATAGACAATGTTTCTTCTTGTTCTATTAACTTAGATAAAGGAGTTTGGATTTGTTTTGCAGGTTGTGGATCGGGTTCCCTATCGTTGTTCATTAAACTATTAACAGGCAAAAATTGGGAAGATATAAATAAAGAATTAGCCCCTTATTCCGTAAACTCTGATTTTTCATTTTTTCCAGATACTACTGAGACCGTTATTTTAAATGATGAAATAGAAAGCCCTTATGTTTTATACGATTTATCGGATGATCATTGGATTTATGATAGGGACTTCAATAAAAGTATTTTGGGTAATTGGAATTTTAAACAGAACCTTTTTGGGGACTTGGTAATACCAGTTGAAAATGAGAGTTCAAAAACAATAGGTTGGATAAAACGTAGACTAACCCAACAGCCTAAATATATATATAGCAAAGGTTTTAAAAAATCATTGTGCTTATTTGGCGTAAATCACATAAATAACTCTGAAACTCTCTATATAACAGAAGGTGCTTTAGACGCTGTTTGGATGCATCAAAATGGTTATCAAGCATTATCTATACTAGGTGCTATTATAAGTCGGTATCAGACGGATTTGGTTAGTTCCTTAGCACCTAGTGAAGTTGTTTTGTGCCTTGATAATGATGAAGCTGGTAAAAGAGGTGTGGAAAAAGCAACTTTTGACATGAAGGATAGATTTTTGTTATCTTATATAGACTTACCCGAAAAGTATAATGATATTCAGGATGTAAGAAGTAAGGTGGAATTAGATAGAATTTTAGAAAATAAACATTATTGGTAGAAGGAGAAAACAGAATGGCTGATTTAGATACAATATTATCACAGAATTTGAATGAGGATACTAAAAGAACTCAAACAACTTTTTCAACACAGGACAGAAAAGAACTTTATCTTAAAGATGGTGATTCCTTATATATAACAGGAATACAAGATGACATGGAACAGCAAAATTATTTTTTAATGTGTAAAATGTCGACTTGGCGAACTGATGAAGGTAAATGGATATCTAGATTTAATCATGAGAGTGTGGATATGTCAGACGTACCACCAGAAGCAAGTACTAGATCAAGATTATTGTTATGGGTATATGTTCATTATATGGAGCATAAAAATGCTCAGAATAGGGATGGTTCATGGAGATATGGTGCTGATTCCTGGGAAAAGATACCAGTCCAGCAAACAAAAAATCATATTTATAGGGAACAACTAGATGAATATAAAATAATAGAATTGCCCTATTCTTTAAAAGATGCAGTTATAGACGCTATACAAGAGAATGATTCCAGATTAGATAAAGGCGTTTTTAAATTAAGTAGAACTGGCGAAGGACTTGACACTAGATATAATTTTAGTATAACCAGAAGAGAAATGGAAATTACTACAGATAAGAAACAAGAACAGAAAACATTAGTACCTTTGGAGACTTACTTTCTAGAAAAAAATGGTATTTCTCAAAAGTCTTTAAAATCTAATTTTGATTTTAGTAATCCTTTTGAAGAAGCAGAAACTGATTTATTAGATAAACCTGAGAATCAAACAATAGAAGAACGGGATTTGGGAGAAGACGATTACGAAGAATTATTTTAATGTCAGTAGTTACAAATGACACTTTCCAATATAATTTACAGCTAGTTAAAGAAATTATAAATGATACTGGAAAAATTGTCGTGGATGTTGAAACCAACGGATTAAATTCAGACATTAATCAACTATGTGGTATAGGTGTTGGAAATTCTATTTACAATGGAAAATCTTTTTATTTCCCATTTAGGCATCATCAAGGCGAGAATCTTTCCTATGATCTTATGCCTATTTTAATGAAAGTATTAAATGATACTAAAACTGTTATAGGATATAATATTAAGTTTGATTTACGTTTTTTGGAAAATGACGGATTTATTGTAGACTACAAAGAACTAATTGATGTAATTGTAATGGTTAGATTATCAGAACATTCCAATACTCGTGATTTTGGACTAACTCCTACAGGATCCAGATGGTATGGTAAGCAATCTGTTCAGTATGATATTGATACTAAAAAAGCTTTAAAATCATATAAATGGTTTAAAGATTTCTCAGTATCCCCATCTATATTTTTAGGCGAGTATTGTAAAAAGGATGTTGAATTAACTGCTAGAGTATATGAGGATGCAGGAAAATACATACTAAAAACACAACAGAGCCAAGTATTTAACTTGCAATGTGATTTAACTAAAGTTCTATATAAAGTAGAGAAGCGTGGAATAACAATTGATAAGCTGTACGCTTTAAAATGTAAAAAATTAATTGATAATAAATTAATTGAACTACAAGCAAAAATTTATGCTGTAGCGGAAAAAGAGTTTGATATTTTAAGTACCCAACAACTTGGTAAGGTGTTTGAATCCCTTAATATCGAATCTACTGTAAAGACAGAAAAGGGAAATTCTTCTTGGAATGAAGCTGCCTTAATGACTATTGACCACAAATTGGCAGGATTAATAAGACAGTACAGAGGTTTTTCAAAATTAAATTCAACATATATAGCACCTTATATAGATACTACTTTAATGAGAACAAATTTTTGTAATTGGGGTACTTCAACTGGTAGATTATCCTCGAGAGAGCCTAATTTACAGAATATACCAAGAAATAGTTTTAGATTATCTAGTGATAATATAACTGAAAAAGAAAGGGAAGCAGTTAAAAACAGGATGTCTGCTATCGTTAGTTCTAAAGGTCAAAACACAGCAAGAGGCATTTCAGATGAATTGCTAGATTCATGGGCATTTGTTGGAGATGAGTATTTTGATGAGAATGATACAAATCAAATATCTATTAGGCGTTTATTTGTTCCAAGACCTAATCACACATTAGTTTCTTTTGATTATAGCCAAATGGAAGTTCGTGTATTTATGTCGTATTTTAGAAATGAGATTATCAATGACCTTTTAAATAAAAATGATGTTGACTTCCATGGGGAAGCAGCGAAGTTAGCTTTCGGTGTTACAGAATCGGATGAGCAGTTTAAATTTTTTAGACAAATGGCAAAAGGTATAACTTTTGGTACTATTTATGGAATTGGCTCCAAAAAACTTTCAGAACAATTAAATACTACGATTCCAGAAGCTGCTTTATATAAGAAAAAGTATTTTGAGGGATTAAAAGGAAGCAGACATTTCTTTGACTCAGTTATTAAAGTAGTAGTTGAAAGAGGTTGGATAAAGAATAGATATGGTAGGAGATATATAATAGATTCAGATTTTGCCTACAAGGGGGTTAACTACTTAGTTCAAGGCACGTCAGCAGATTTATTATCAGAAAGAATGATAGAGGTAGAAAAACGACTTTCTTCCACTAAAAGCAGTATGTTATTACAAGTTCATGATGAAATCATTTGTGAAATACATAATTCAGAAATGGAAACTTTGCCAATAGTAATCAAAGATATTTTACAGGATAATAGTTTAGATATACCATTGGAAGTAGATGTTGAGATATGTAGTCCATCCTGGGCTACCAAGAAAGATTTACAGTTAACTAAAAAGGAGTAATTGTTATGAAAATGACACAGGCAAAGATAGTGGAGAATGTAGTGTACTATTCAAGAGAACCAGTACCATCATGGGATTTACAAAAAGTAAAAACAGAATGGGGTTGGTTAGGAACCTCAGCAGACAGAGAGGCTAGAAGACTTGCCGAGAATGGAGTATTGAACAGAGTCAGACAGGGTAAATATGTATACTATACACATGGCGAAAAACAGTTGGGATTTTCTTTGTGAGTAATACGAAATTTACATCTTTCGAAGATTCTTGTAAGGATATAGCAATGCAGATATCAGAGGTAGTTATCTCAAAACAAAGAGATTATGGAAGTAGCAATATACTCAAATTTGGAGAAAAGGGAGTTATTGTTAGATTATCGGATAAAATAGAAAGAGCAAAAAATCTACTTTGGGATAATAACAAGCCAAACAATGAATCTATAGAAGATACTTTTATTGATATAGCAGGATATGCTATAATACAATTAATGTTAATTGATGGTAGTTTTACAAATAAATTAGAGGATAAATAAATGAGTTCCATTAGTGTAGGAAAAGGTTATACAAAAAATTTAGGAGATTTTAATTCAAAGAGAGTAGATTTTAAAATTGATGGTTTGGATACTGATATGCCTATAGAACCTCAATTAAAAGTAGCTAAAGAATATCTAGAAATCGCTTCTAAGATGCTTTCTGATTTTATAAACGAAGATTACAAAGGCAAAGGATAAAATAATTAATGATAAAAGGCAAAAAGAAATCTGAAGAAAATTTAACAAGTGCAACTGACAAATTAAAAGAAATTTTTAACGATACAAATATTACTAATGTAGAGTTGGGTAATAATAATTCTTTTAAATATGAGAGAATAAAATTTGGAATACCTGCGTTGGATAAATTAACAGGGGGTGGTATACCAAAAAGACGTATGACCTTGCTGTATGGTGCAACTAACGTAGGAAAGTCTTATCTGGCTTCTCAAATAGTAGCCAA